CGATCGAACGAAATTCGGTGCGCTTGTCGCCGTAGCCGGCAGAGGCCACGCCGGTCGTGAGCATCAGCTTCAGGGCGTCATATTGCGCCTGCGTGTATGCCAACTGAAGGAGCCCATTCCTGATTAGGCTCCGAGATAGCTCGACCTCACAATACGCCGGTACTTTGATCGTGTCCGCGACGCAACAATCGGCACGAGGGGCGCGTCAACTATGACCTCGGAAAGTGTTTCCGGCTGCCTGCCGTCGTCACCCTTAGCGGGATTGGGCTTCGTTGGCAACGGGATGCGCTGGACGTTTAACAGATAGCCCGAAGCCGCAGCCATCGCCTCGCAGTCGAGGAAGTGATTGTCCCGCGAGCGCTGCACCCATTCGACCTTGCCGGTCGGCAGCTTCAGCCGCGCCTCGGAGACGATCTGATGGCAATAGTCGTCATCCAGATCCTTGAAGACATGCCAGCCGCCCACATGGTCCTGCGGCCAGCGCAGGCGCTCGTGCACCCAGGACTTCCAGTGGTCAGTGTCCAAGCGCACCAAGTCCAGCCCGAACCTCGCGGCCCTGCCGTCCTTCCTCGACACCTCGATCTTGCTAAGGAGGAACGGGGTGCGCATCGGCGCGCTCGATCCCTTGGTCGGTCGCACGCGACGCGGAAAGCGCCGGCAGAACTCATAGACCCGATTCAGCGGCAGCGTGTCCGTCTTGCCCGGCCTGAAGCCGCTGTCCACGAAGCAGAGCCTGATCGGCAAGCCCCTGATCGGCTCGGAAACCAGATCGCCCAGCGCCAGCCACACCTCCTCCTCGCTCGTGTCGCCGCGCAGATAGCCGTAGTCGATGAGCCAGGACGTGGCGCGCGGCCCCCAGCCTCGGATTACATACGGGATGCTGTGGCGCTGAACGTCCGCCGCCAGCGTGACATAGATCACGTCCTTTGGCACTTCGCCGCGCTTGTAGGTGGCGCGCTGCGACTTCGCCTTGATCTCCATCCACTCGGGCACTTCGCCGCCGCCCGAGCTGTAAAGCTCACCGAAGCCGGCGTTCACCGCCTGCTGCGTCATGGCATCGTCGCCAGTGAGCTGAGCCTCGATCAAGGTAGCGACGCGATCGCCCCAGGTGACGAAGGGCGAGGCCAATCCGCTCACCCAATACGATACCGTCAAATTGTCCTTGTACCTGCCCTGCACTTCGCCTGACGGCGTCACCGACTGCCCTGGCGCGACGAAGCGCCCGCGCTCGTTCATGTCCGCCTTGGCGCTGTCCTCGATCAGCCCGCCGCAGTTCGGACATCCCAGATGCGTCGAGCGCGAGGCTTCGAGCGGCGTCGCCTTGAGCGGATACTTCAGCAGCGAGAAGCGCGGGATGAAGTAGACCCCGCAATGCGGACAGGGCCATGCCCAATGGTGGCGCGTGCCTCGCTGCCAGAGCTGCCAGATGGGGCTCTCGATATCCGCCGCCACCGCCACCTCCCAGAATTCCAGCCCCGACACCTCGTCCCTGATGGCTTCGGCGCGCCCCTTCTTCGGCGTCGACGTGACCACGGCCACGAAGTCTGCGTAGGTGTCGCCGCGTCGCTCGACCAAGCCGAGCGGCCCGCCCTGCTCATTGATGTTCTCGCGCATCTCGTCGTACTCATCGACCAGCGCGAGCACCGCAGGGTCCGACTTCAATGCTGCAGACGAGCCCGAATGCGCGAGACGAAACGGCACGCCCGAGACGATCTTGCGGGTCTTGGTCATGCGCTTGCCGCGCGCCACCTTCGCCAGGAGCGACGGCGCCTCGTCGAGGAGCTGCATCACGCGCGGCTCGAACTGTTCCGACAAGAACTGCTTGTTGGGCCCGACATACAGGATAGGACCGGGACGCTGATCCAGCCGTTGGCCAGCAACGTCCAGCATCAGCTCCGTCTTGCCCGTCTGCGCTCCGAACACCAGCACCACGCGCCGGTAGAGCCCCGCTGCGATCGCGCGGCCGGGCTCGATGATGTAAGGCGTCAGATACGGATCACGCGGCCCTGGCACCCCCGACGTCTGCGGATGGGTCCGGTTGTCCCTCGCCCACTGGTCCGGCTGGGTCGGCCGGGACGGCCGCGCTAGCAGCTGCACGCGCTCCCAGAGTTTTTGCCCTTTGCTCGGCAATATCCGCGATTCGGTCGAGGATGTCATGGATAGCCGTCTCCATAGTGCGCCGCAAAACCAGATCGCGCGTCACGCGCGCCGGCAAGCCCGTGAGCTGCTGGCGAAATACGCCGAGCACCATCTCCACCGTCGCCAGCGCCTCGTCCAGCTCGATCAGCTTGCCCTCGCGGATCGCGTTGCGCAGCTCGACCTCGCGCGAGCGCGCGTCGGTGATACGCGACTGCGCTGCGCTCTTGCTCGATCGCCGGTCAGCATCGTCGCGAAAGCGGATGTAGCCTTGCACGACGTCGAGCAGCCTGAAGCGCTGCATCTGCCCCGAGCCTTCGCGCGGAATCCAGCCATCCTTCGATAGCTGTCTGACGCGCTCGACGGTGCGCATGATGAGGCGTCCCGCCTGCTCGCCGGTCAGCGCCGGTCCGCGCGGATGCGAGGCGTCGTCTGGTGGTGTCGTGATCGTGGGGTCTGGCGGCATGGCGCCCTCCTACGCGAGAAAGAGGATGACAGATAGCGCTGCGACGCCTCGTCGCACAAAAGCTGCTGGACGTGTCGCCGCGCTGAGCGTAAATATGCGTCACCTTGTTGGAGCAAGCAATCATGAACCTCAACGATTTCACGTTCGGCGTCGAGCTTGAGGCGATCCTGCCTCAGACGATCGCCGCCAACCCGAGCCACGCCACCGCCCATCAGTTGGCCGCCGCCCAGCTTACTCTGGCTGCGGGCCGCGCCGTCCACGCGCTCGGCTATACCCACGCCACGCACTCCACCTGGAAGCTCGTCACCGACTCGTCGGTGTCGGGGCGTCCCGGTCGCACGGCTGGACGTCACGGCGGCGAATTCGTCAGCCCGATCCTGACGGGCGAGGCGGGGCTCGCCGAGACGGACGCGATCTGCGCCGGCTTGGCCCAGATCGGCTGCGACATCAACACCACCTGCGGCCTGCACGTTCACGTCGGCCTCTCTGGCGGGCGTCGCATCCCGTTCGAAGCCGTGCAGCGCGCCATGCAGCTCTATCACACCTACGAGGACGTGATCGACAGCTTCATGGCTCCGACCCGTCGCGGTCAGAGCAACCGCTATTGCCGCTCGATCAAGGCGCTGCCGGTCGCGCAGATCAAGGCGTCGACCAGCGTCGCTGCGCTGATCCAGGCGATCTGCTCTGCCAACCGCATCGGCAGCTACGAGGCGCGCTTTCACAAGGTGAACCTCGTGCGCCACGGCGAGCGCGGCACGATCGAATTCCGCCAGCACGCTGGCACGGTCGACGCCCGCAAGGTTCGCATGTGGATCATGTTCTGCCTGCGTGTCGTCGCCAGGGCAATGCAGGACGAGATCGCGACCGGCGTGCCGCAGACCAACAGCCGCGCTCGCCAGGGCACGAAGGCGTGGCAGATCGGCGAGCTGCTTCTCTCGGAGCAGGGCGCGACCGTCGCCAACGTGCGCCAGATCACCGGCTGGTCGCGTATCGCGATCCCCGAGACTGCGCGTCAGCTCGGCATCAACATCTACTCCGTCCGCGCGGGGCGCGAGGTTCGCTACTTTGCGGTGCGCGACTACGCAGCGCCCGATCTCTCGATCGACGGCCTCGCCACGCTGATCGGCATGAGCGACGCCGAGCGCGCCTACTTCAAGGCGCGCATCGATCACTTCGTCGGACGGGGCGCGTGAGCGCCCAGCCTCTCTCTCTCGAACAGGAGCAAGCAGCCGTGTTGTACTTCGCCTACGGATCCAACCTCAACATCGCGCAGATGGCGCGACGCTGCCCGCGCGCGACGCCGATCCGCGCCTTCACGCTCAAGGATTGGCAGCTCGTCTTTCGCGGCGTCGCCGACATCGTGCCGAAGCCCGGCGCTGTCGTCTGGGGAGGCGTCTGGGACATCACCGACGAATGCGAGCGAGCGCTCGACCGCTACGAAGGCTTGTCGTCTGGCCTGTATCGCAAGGTGCACGGCAAGCTCGCACAGCCGATCGCCGGCCAGACTGAAATGATGTTCTACGTCATGAACAGCGAGGGCATCTTTCCGCCCAGCGAGGACTACCTCGACGCGATCCGCGAAGGCTATCGCGACTTCGACCTGAAGCCGAAGACGCTGCGCGACGCCGTGCGACGCTCGCACGACAAGAAGGCGCCGTCTCACCACGAGCGCCAGCGCTATGCGCGAACCGGACGCCCGCGTCTCGCGACGCGCCCGGCCTGACGTTGCCTGCCGGGTCGGCGGCCCCCGGAGCAAGAGCCGCCATAAACTGGAGATGTCCAAATGAAGATTCTGAACCTGACGAAGGTCAACAGCCGTCGCGGCTATGGCGACAACACCGCGCCGTTGGCCCCTGTGGCGATCGCGCCCGACGCGATTCGCTGCTTCTATCCTCGCAAGAATAACGAGGCCGGAACGCGCATCACCTTCAAGGACGGCGGCGGCTTCGCAGTCGCCGAGCCGTTCGATGAGGTGAAGGCCTACGTCGAGAGGGGCGCTGCCCCGACCCCGATCGAGATCCCCGTGGCTCCCGAGCCCGCCGCGATCGAGCACCGCGAGGCCGGCGATCCCGAGAACGATGAGGGCGACTTCCACGCCTGACCAACCCGGCCCCTGCGCACCAGCGCAGGGGCCATTTTACAAGGAGAGCCTACGATGGCCGAGATCATCCTGCCCAAGCGCCCCAGCGCCGACCTCCTCAGGCGCTGGCGCGCTCGCATGGAATTCACCCAGCGCGAGGCTGCCGCCGCTCTAGGCTGCTCCCACCGCGCCTACCAGAGCTACGAGACG